GGGGTATTTATTAGGGGAAGATATTTACCCCTCTTCCAACTTAAGACGGGAGATACAAATGGAAAAAACAATTAAGTATTTATTACAAGAAGCATATGTTGATGGCTATAACGATGCACGTGAATCAGTAGCAAAAGAAGTTGAAGGCTTTACTATGAGTTGGCATCAGTTTTCTGATGGTCTTCCATTGCACGCTAATTGTCCAAACTGTAATGCTAAACCATACACACCAGTTTGTGATGCATCACGAGATTCTTTTGCTAAGTCTGTCTATCAAAACATTGCAAAAATTATACGAGGCGACAAGTGAGAACCCTTGTACGCTCAGTAGGAAGAGCAGACATTGGTGGCGAACCGTTGCCCTCTGTATTCCGAGCATTTGATAACAATAAAATAATTCTACGCAGAGCAGAAGTGTCTATGTTGGCAGGTACTCCAGGCGTGGGAAAGTCCACTCTGGCACTGGCTTTAGCCCTTAAAATGAAGGTGCCAACACTCTACATTTCAGCAGATACTAACGCTCACACTATGGCTATGCGCCTTGCATCAATGATTAGCGGCAAGAATCAGACTGATGTTGAAACATTAATGAACAGTGACTACGGCTGGACAAAGGCAACCCTCTCGCGAGGTGCACACATTGTCTGGTCATTTGAATCTTCTCCTACTCTGCAAGATATAGACGAGGAAGTTCAAGCCTTTGAAGAATTGTGGGGTTGTCCACCTACTGCAATCTTTGTTGATAATTTAATGGACATTGCCACCGATGGTGGCGAAGAGTTCGCATCTATGCGTGCGATTATGAAGGAGTTGAAATTCCTTGCTCGTGATACTAACGCTGCTATTATTATTTTGCATCATACTTCTGAGGCTGTACCTGGAAATCCTTGCCAACCTCGCTCGGCTCTTCAAGGTAAAGTTGCGCAACTTCCTGCTCTTATCTGCACTCTTGGAGTTGTTGGTACTTCTATGGCTATTGCACCTGTAAAGAATAGATATGGAAGAGCAGATGCAAACGGGGATTTACTAGCGTGGCTAGCATTTAACCCTGAGTATATGTATATGTCAGACTTACCAGAGATGGAATAGGAAAATAATGATACGAGAAGAAGAAGACGATATGACTCAAGAGATGCGTGCCTTTGTCTTGCTTGAACTTAAACAAGAGACTGCTAAGTTAATCGATAAGATTGAATCAGCAAAGGTACCAGTCACAGATGAGTGGACAGAAGGTGTTAACGCTGGCTTAGGGTGGGCTGTGCGTATTCTACGCGGAGACAAGAGTGCTTCGTAAGTGGCTTCGCAATCACGCAAACATAGGGGTTATCGTAGTCAAAAAGTATTGGCTAATTATCTGGTTGATAATGGCTTCCCTTTTGCTGAGAGTACTGGGGCTGGTCGCAGTGGTACTGACGTTACTGGGACTGTTGGTATTGATTGGGAAGTAAAGGCACGCACAGGGTTTAACCCTAGTGCTGCTATTGCACAATTAAAAGATAGAGCAAATGACAAAGACTTGGGCATAGTTGTGCTACGCTTGAATGGTCAGGGAGAAAAAAGTGTATCCGATTGGGTATGCTTACTAAGACTGGAGGATGCAGTGAAACTATTAAGAGATGCAGGATATGGTGATAAGAATTGATAACGACCTTCCGCCAATCGCGGACATACTCAGACACTACGGTGCGAATCTTAGACAGACACACGGGCAGGTCAATCTCAAGTGTCCGTTTCATTCAGACACACACCAATCAGGAAGTGCAAACCTTGATAAGAACATCTTTATTTGTTTCGCCTGTGGTGTCCAAGGCAACAGTATTCAAATTATTGTCAGACAAGAGGGGATGAGTTTCAATGAAGCAAAGCATTTTGCAGAAGGAATTACTGGGCAAAGCAGCAGCAGGGTACGCGGAAAACATTTATCAGGCGGAAGATTACCTAAGAAGCAGGGGAATACCACTGGAGGTAGCACGTCTGGCGTCATTAGGCGTAGTCGCAGAGCCTGAGACAGGACACGAAGCATTTAAGGGTAGGTTATCTATCCCTTACATTACCAAGACTGGTGTAGTTGATTTAAGATTTAGAAGTTTAAACCCTGCAGTTGAACCAAAGTATATGGGTATGACTGGGGCTGAAACCAAGATGTACAACGTACTAGATGTGGAGAGAGCCAGTGACTTTATTGGAGTTTGTGAAGGCGAGTTGGATACCCTTACTCTTTCTGCTTGCGTTGGGATTCCCTGTGTTGGAGTACCAGGTGCGAACAGTTGGAAGAAGCACTACACACGATTGCTGGCGGACTTTGAAAGGGTCTTTGTATTCGCAGATGGCGACCAACCAGGGACAGAATTCGCCCGCAGTCTTGCCAGAGAACTACCAGTTACTATCATTCAACTACCCGACGGACACGATGTTAATTCAATGTTCGTGCAGGACGGTGTTGACTACTTCAATCAAAAGATGGGTGTAAATGAACATTGAGGAAGAGCCTCCCCATAATCATTGCCACGACTGCAACATAACCTTTCCCGATTCGTTTGCTTTGATAGACCATTACTTGGAGGAGGATGAAACCTTCGACCCGTATTACCTGTTGCCCTCTGGATTCAAACTTATGTTAGGGTCAATGCTTCGGTTCTTGTTCGACAACGCACACGACCCTGACCAAGTTAAACTGATAACTCAGTCTACTTATGTTACACTATTTGCTAGTGAGAATGGTTACGACCTAGTAGATGAGTTAGTTGAGGATATGATTGTGAAGTCTGCACTTCAAGACTTTGACCGAGACTTACAAAATTTACTAGCGGAGGAACCAGATGACAACGAAAGCGGAGCGTGAAGAAATATGGCAGATTATTCAGTATCTAACAAACTTGGGTTTAAACGTAGTAAAGACGGAGACTCAGGGAACTTCATTGATGGTTTCGTTAGCCATTCCGCTATTGCACGCGAACTCCACCTCGAAGTAAATCTTGCCAACATAACAAAAGAATTATCTGAACTGCTTGTATCTAAGCATAAAGATTACGGTCCAAAGAACATCTCACAAGCACCAGGCGGGGCAATCAATGGCTTGCGTGTGCGTATGCACGATAAGTTAGCGCGAATTAATAACTTGATTGACAGTGGCGCAAGCCCTGAGCACGAGTCTCTTGAGGATTCCTTCAAGGATATGGCTAACTATGCAATCATTGGGTTGCTAGTGTTAAGAGGTAAATGGGATAATGAATAAAAAACTAACATTTGAAAATATAAAAAATAAAAAAAGACTCTTTATAATATCTGTCTTGACCAGCACTGTACTTTTAACTGGAATTGTATACGCCATTACACCGCTGGTGATTACAAGCCCATTGTTTGCATCCATTGGTCAGAACCAGGCTGTTGCTTGCGATACCGATGGGGTTAGTACAAGTTTTACTTATGGTGCAAGTCGTAATAATGGAATAAGAGTAACCTCCGCAACCGTAACGGGTGCAAATACTGCTTGCCCAACAGTAAGTATAATCTTTATTGATGGTGTAAATGAAACATCTTTCACTGGTTCCAACACAACTGGCACTGTAACTATTGCTACAAACATTTGGACTAATGAGTTTACCGATTTCCGCATAGTTTTACTGCCATAAACTAATACTGATTTTAAGGGGTAAGTAAATGAAAGAACAGGAGTTGTTCGACTGGCTCAAAGAAGAACATTTCCCAGACTTAGTACATTCCCCAGAACTCTTTGATGGGTTTGACTGCATCACAGATATGTATAAGATGTTCATTGAACTTAAGTCACGCAACACGCATTACGATACGTTGTTGCTTGAGAAGAAGAAGTATGACTTTCTTATCACTAAGTCTGCTGAACTTGGGTTAACACCCTATTACATTAACTATACACCTGAGGGTGTGTGGTCTTTCCGTCTTGACTTGATGAATGATTTGGTCTGGGAAGATAAGTGGTTGCCAGTTACTACTGAGTTTGCCAACAAGAATAAGATGATGAAGCCTGTCACCTTCCTTAAGATAGTGGATGGGACAAAGATTAAATGACATACGACGAATTACTAATTGAAATCAATCGTAGATTAGATGTTGCACTTTACAATGGTGATACTCAATCAATACACGCCCTTCGTGCAGTAGTGGAATTGCATAAGCCAAGTCCTATACCAGATTGGGTACCAACCAAAGAAGAACTTATGTGCTGGTGTGCTCACGTTTATCCCTGCCCAACTATCCAGGCTATTGAGAAGGAACTTCAATGACAATTGAGTGGGCAAGGATAGAACGCTGGCAATACATTGTTGATGCTGTTGCCTCTGAGTATTCTCGTAAGTCTCCAACCATTGACATTGAAGACATCAGGCAATCGTTGTATCAGTGGTTTGTTGAGCACCCAAATAAACTGGATGCTTGGGAAGAGATAGGTGACAAGGATGCAAAGAACCTTATCTATCGTAGCCTACGCAATCAAGCCTTAGATTATTGCAACCATTGGAAAGCAAAGTCTGGTGGCTATGAGACTAGCGATTTATTCTTTTATGAAGCAGATATGGTTGAAGCACTACTGCCACCTGTGTTGCGCGGGGAGTGGGGCGTAACCCATAAACTAAATCTTGGTAGAACTGGTCGTCCCTCTGCACCTAACGAGGGTGGCAATATGATGGCTATGATGATTGAAGTTGACTACGCATTTTGGAAACTGCCAAAGGATGACAGGAAAGTTTTATTCCTACGCTATGCAGAGTCAATGGAGTTCGGTGACATTGCAAAAGAATTAGATATGGGTACAGAAGATGCGGTGCGTATGCGCCACAAGCGTGCCATTCGTAAACTCATTAACAAGATTGGTGGGTTCAAACCATTCCGCGATTATGACGACGTACCTCAAGAAGATTCAGGAGTTGATTCCGCTGGGTCTACCCAAAGTGATTCGCCGTATGAGTCATAAAACTCTTCAATCTCCTTGCCACTAGCAAACTGTAACTCTGTATTGCGTGGCTCACAATTACTGCAACCACCGTTCTCACATACTGTGCACATACTAACCTCCTGTTGAGTAAAATCCAGTTCCCTTGAACTGAACTGCTGGTGTATTGTAAATCCTACTTGATGTGTAACCACAAATGCAAGTCACCTCTTCGTCTCGCTCGTCTACTTTGCGGTTGATTACTGTAAATGAATGACATTTATTACATCTGTATTCGTAGTTAGGCATTAGAACTCCAACCCTAGATAGAAAAACCCTAAGTCAATCGTTATGTAATGTCTGGTTATAGAAAAACCTATACCAAACCCTGAAAAAATCCCATAAGAAAACCAAAATTTCTTAAACTTCTTGTGTGCCATTGTTATCTCTCCACCATCAATCCAATAACGTGAAACCCGTTCTTCTTGAAGTCGTCAAGCAACTGTATAAATAATTCCTTAGGCACGTGTGCTTCCACAAATAGGTGCTTATGCCCTAAGTCTTTAACATAAACTCTTTGGTCGTTCATTCATCTCTCCAATCTATCGGTGTTGGTGCGGTGCTGATTGCCCCACACTCCTTGCATTCCTGCTTTAAATCATACCAACTTACTTCTCTTGTCTCTTCATCCCACATTACTGTGACTACAAACATCTTGCACCCACAAATACAGGTTACTATAGGCTTACCAGTTAAGTCAAGCATCAATACCAGTTTCTGCGCTGGCTGTGATTCCACGCCTTGCACGGTGTGTCGTAGCGGTGCTTGATATATTTGTAAGCGTTGAGTATCTGTATCGCTGGGTCTTTGCTTGTTTCCTTAAGTACTTGCCCTATCCCAAATGCGCTACTGCCTTGTTGGTTCTTGGCTAAGTGGTCGAACTTACTCTCCTTCATAAACAATGAGTAAACACAACGCCTTTCGGTTCTGTTCCAATTCCACCCTGCCTTTGCATATTGCATAGCCATTACTTTGTTGGCTTTTTTCTGTTCCATTGTTGCCTTGGTCTGTATAACCTCTGGCTTTTTGGGTTCAATATCTACGTGCACACCCACGTTGTGGGTTGCTGGTGTAATCAAAGCAACTGCAACTAAAGTCGTTACAACTATCGTTCGGTTTTTCATTTATCTATTCTACCAATTTTCAGGCGAACATTCCTTCTATGTCGCGCTTCTGCTTTAACTCGAACCTGTTTTGGGCGTTTAGTTGTGAGTAAATACCGCTCAACTGTGAGTAACCCACCCCAAATAGAACCGTGCCCGCCTGTGTACTCTAGGTTTTCAATTTCTAACCCTTGTTTCAAGCACTCAAGCCTGACTGGACAGGCGTTGCACAACTCTATTGCCTGCACACTTCGCAAAACTTCTAGTTGTTGTTCATCTCCTAGCCTTGGGTTTTCGTAGTGCCATAAGTCAGGGTCTGGGTGGTTGTTGCAGTTACCTTTTGCGTGCCACGTTCTGTTTGGTAGCGTCATCTCTTGTCCAATTCTGATAGTAGTATTTTATTTTCTTGTGGTATCTAATCAATAATAAAATTACAAATAGTAAGGTGACGCTCATACCACTACCTTTAAATGGCGTATCTCTAAGATTGAAGCGGGCAAAGAGTAGTGAATGTCCTCGTAATACTTCTCTTCCTTTATCTCGTGCTCATACAACCATTCGTCCTGCTCTTGAATGTCCATTGAATTCCAGTTCGCGGGCACGTCTGCGCCCTCTGGTAGCGATACCTTCACAACCTGAATCCCCTTAACTTCGTATGTAATTTGGAATTCTTTACTCATTTGTTTCCCCATTCTCGCAAGCCTCGCACGTCTTGGAATTGTAAAGGTTATGGTCAAACTCGAAGAAGCAAACACCGCAAATTATGTAGTCTGAATCGTCGTAAAATACTGGGTCGTTGAGTTGTGGTTCACCCATCATTCACCTCCCACTATTGTAAACTCTCCGAATTCGCTTATGCGATTACCGTGTTGTTCTTCTGCAGTTTGCTTTGCCTGTTCAATCGCGTCTTCATCATTGTCTGCTTCTAGTGTCACAAACATTGTGTAAACCATTTTGATTTCGTAATCTTTCATTCTTCTTCCTCCCCCTCTGTAATCAATCCCAACTCTTTCATTAATTGCATTGCTTCGTTGAGGCTATCTATTGCGCTTTGGATTTGTTGTTCTGTACTCATTTTATTCTCCTGTCTTTGGGCAGTCTGTGTATGGGTGTTCGTGTGCTTCTGTATCTTCACACCAACAATAACCAAACTTATCTACTTGTGTTTCGTGTGTCAACTGTGCCAACTCGCTCCAACTTAGTTGCTCTTCTTGTTCCATTCCGTTCTCCTGTCGTTGCATTTCCATAAGCCTAGGCGATTTGCCTTGGCTTGTCTAGCATATTTCTCGATTAAGTTTGCATACTTTCCCCTCATTCCCTTGTAGAAATAAGGCTTTGCGTGCCCGTACTTAACCAACTCAAGATTAAGGTTTCGGTTTCCATTTGTCAAGTAACCTAGTGCCCTGCCGTACTCATCAAAACTATCTAAGTTTTTATCTGTAGTCAATACCAATTTTCCTTTAAGTTTTAGAAAATTGTGCGTGTACTTCTTTGCCTCTTTGTAACCGCACTCCCGCCTCTCAGGCGTATTAATTTGTACCAGTCGGAGGAAAGACTCACCGCTTTGTATCGTGTCTCCATCTACCGCGACGGGAAGAGTAAGGGTCAGGGCTAGCGCGAGGGCTAACACTTCCGCCTTATCTCTTGCCCGTGGTGGCATTCATTGATAGGGCGTAAGCAATCTCCGCAAATTACAACCGCGTAACTTATAATTTCACCATCTTCTCCGCCGTGGATTTCACAATTGAAGAAGGTTTCACTCGTAGAATTATCGCAATCTATGGTATGACATAGTAAAGTTTTCATCACTCACCCCAATATTTCACAATAGTTTGCATTGTTAGGCAGATTTTACACTCGCAAGGCTCCCCGCCCATATTCCACTCAAACTCTAAGTGTGAATAGTTATCCTCGTAAATTTCATTTATAAGTTGCTCGACTGTGTAGGGCTTGTTTTCTGTGGCGTTCATTCGTTGCCCCTCTCTGCAACCATCAAGCCTGTACGAATCCCCGCATANCAANGCTTCTAAGGGTGCGCTCCGCCTCTGCTTTGGTACCGCCTAGGTAATCGCTGAACCCGCGAGGCTCCCAGTGCCCCGACCCGTAGTGACTGCCGCCTGTAAAGTGAATGCGGAAGGCTCGCCCGTAGGTTTTGCTTCCCGCTTGTAAAACTAGGTGAGGGCGTTTCATTGACTCGTAAACATCTGGCACTTCTTCGCCCTCTAAAAGTGGTTTTACTAACTCCTCAAGCACCCCAACAAGGCGGTGTAAATCTTCCATTTTAGTTTGCATTTTAAAATTCTCCTGTCGTTGGTTTTTGGTTTAGTTTTGAAGGTACTCGGTAATACAATCGGTGCACATTTGCAACCTCACGCCGTAATCTATATTTAACCCTACGCAGAAAGAGATTTCCCTCTCTCGTAGTTTTATGTAACACTTTTCACACCTGACTTTCATTAATAGTTTTCCTCTGTCCTCGTGTCGTTGTCTAGTAGTATCCCCGCAATACTTAGAAAGGCTATCGGTGCAAGGGCTAGAAATAAAGCGGTCATACTGTCGCCCTCCATTCTTCCCAGTTATACCGCGCCCCTTGTGGGGCTGTCTCGCGGATTAAAGTAACCCCGCACAAGCATTTTACGCTTACCATTGAATAACTTTCACTATTCAACGGCACTAAAACAGTTTCCGCCCCGTTTGGCTCGTGTGCGTGTGTCATTAGTTCACCCCCTGTAAACTCTCGGCAATTGCTCGGCGCACATAGTTCTGGTGCTTGCTTGTTGTAACGCTGAATTTCTGGCTTACGACATACCAACCCGTAGCGTATGAGTACCACGCGATAGGCGTTGAGTATGAGTACACCCAAAACGAGGTTGTGTTTACGTCTTGATTATAACGGGCTATTTCGTCGCTATTTAGGCGACCTGTGCCCACGTTGTAGGCGCGACCCTCTAGGGCAGACGCGGTGA